GGTTTAATACGATAGAACAAGTGTTAACAGAGGCGACTGTTGTAAAAACAGTTGTTGTTAAAGAAACAATAAAGGTAAGAAAACCTAAAGTAAAAACTCGTGATCCGTTTGATGATCCAAGTTATTTAGAAACATTAAGTGATTATGAACTTGAAGAATTAATAGGGGGGTAAAATGAAATCGAGTACTGTAAAGATGTTAAAGGAATCAACGGCAAAAAAGAAAAACATGGACTATACCCAGGCCGACTCTTATTATATAGAAGTTTTTGTAAACGTAAAAAAAATTATTAAGATAGAAGCTATTGATGAGCAAGAAGCTGTTTACAAAGCTTTGAAAAGAGAAGAGCAAAGAACAACTAGAAACTTTTATACATTTGTAGATTGCGACTACAATGTAGTGGAGAAAAAAGATTATGAGGCTTATAAGCAAGTTAATCCAAAGGTTTGAAGAAGAGGCAATTGAATTTGCATCTGCTGGTATGGAAGAAGAAGCACAAGATGCTCGAAGATTAGCTTCCAAATATACTGAGATGAAATACAATGGTCATACACATTCACTAAGAACGGAGATAAATCAAAAATGGAAGAAGAAAACTACGAATGGAAACGAGAAGACGTAAAAAATCATTGTGCACCTCGTTGTCCAAGATGCCAAGGCACATTACAAACAATGGAAGTACATGGACATGAGCAATGTGTTTTATGTCATGCCGTCATTGAAGACTGTTGCCAAGGTGCTCAATTAAAATGAGTGACAACATTCTTAAATTCCCATATAAAGTTAGGAAGACAGTTAAACCCGTACCTTTGGTATGTGAAATGGCTGCAAAACAATTTGAACAAGTTTTGATTGTAGGAACAAATTCAGAAGATGGTTCTGTTCAGATGATCACAACTATGAAAGATCCAGCCGAGGTGCTTTGGCATCTCGAGTCTGCAAAATTTGGTATAATGAATGGACTTGAAGAGGAGGAGAATGATGAGTAATAAAAATGAAAAAAAAGACATACACTCTGAAGATAGAGATAACGTCATCCCTTTTCCCAAACCATCCCCACCTAGCAGTAGCAGTAGCGAAGAAGATGTGGGAAGTGGGGAGGGATACACAATCCATTTCGAACCAGATTGGGACGGATGGGGAAACGATTCAAAAGATAGCTAGGCTAGAAGGTTGGAAAAGAAAAGAAAGAAATGCTTTAGATGGATGGGGTGGTTATTGGGGACCCTTTCTAACGACAGAAGAACAAAGTGAATTACCCGAGACAGATTTTAGAGGGACGGATGATCCTGAAGCCGTCAAACCAGAAGAAAGATATAGAAACAAATATAGGGAAACAAGTTCGGCAAGTTCGTCATTAACATTCATATAAGGGGACTATATGCAATTCAAGTACAAGACAAAGCCATATGCTCATCAAGAGGATGCTTTGTTAAAAAGCTACAACAAGAAAAATTTCGCATACTTTATGGAGATGGGTTGTGGCAAATCAAAAGTTTTAATCGATAATATATATTGGCTTTGGCAGCAGAAAGAAATTGATACTGCAATAGTTGTTGCCCCCAAGGGTGTGTATATGAATTGGAAAAACAATGAGATACCAATCCATTTACCCGATGATATAGATGCCGATATATATTTATGGAAAGCTAATCCTACAAGGAACGAGAAGAAAAAATTAGCAGAAGGTGCAACCAAAAGAGATAAGTTTAGAATACTTCTAATGAATGTAGAATCATTCGTTACAAAAAAAGCACCCGTGTTCCTTGAATCGTTTACTCACAGAAGTGAATTTATGTTAGCGATTGATGAGTCAACAACAATCAAAAATGTAAAAGCGAAACGTACAAAAGCAATCATGAAGTTTGGAGAGACTGCCAAGTATAAAAGAATACTAACGGGTTCTCCGATAACACAATCGCCCCTAGATTTATATTCACAATGTGCTTTTCTAAGTAAAACTCTTCTTGGATATGATAGCTATTGGTCTTTCCAAGGAAGGTTTGCCATTATCAAACAACAAAGAATGGGCAGTATGAGTTTCAATCAAGTTGTTGGCTATAAAAATTTAGAAGAGTTAACACAGAAATTAAAATTTTTTGCCCATAGGACAACCAAGAAAGAAGCCTTAGATTTACCCGATAAGATTTATACAACAAGGCAAGTAGATTTAACATCCACACAGATAGATCAATACATAAGTATGAAGAAGACATCCGTTATCTATTTAGAAGATGGTAATATGGTATCGGCACCCGAAGTGATGACGAGACTTCTTAGACTACAACAATTGCTCTGTGGATATCTTGTGAATGATGATGGAGAAACCATAGAACTAGCTAACAATAGAATAAAAGTCATGATGGAAGTCATCGAAGAAATGGATGGCAAAGTAATTATATGGTCAAGATTTCGTTACGATATAAAGAAGATTAAAAATGAATTAGCAAAAGCCTATGGATCGGGTTCCGTGGTCACTTATTATGGGGACACTTCCCAGGAAGATAGAGACTCGGCAATACATAACTTTCAAACAAATCCAGAGACGAGGTTCTTTGTCAGTAATGCACAAACGGGTGGTCGAGGTATAACTTTAACGGCTGCATCGAATGTAATTTACTACTCCAATGACTTTAACCTGGAGTCAAGAAAACAATCAGAAGACAGATGTCATAGAATAGGTCAACATAAACCCGTGCTATATGTTGATTTAGTGTGCCCCAACACAGTTGATGTACACATAGTTAAGTCCTTGTTACAAAAGGATAAAATAGCAAATAAAACATTAGGAGAGGAAGTATTAGAATGGTTAAAGGTATAAGATCGGAGAAACTAACGGGAACGGCTGGCGAACTTCTTGCAGCTTTCGAGTTAACAATGCTAGGAGTTCAATGTGACCTGGTTAAACAAGATGGGACAGATGTAGTTGCCATAAAAGGATTTGATGTACCCGTTGCCCAAAGAATAGAAGTGAAGACATCGACTCATACAAATGAGAAATACAAGAAAGGTGGAAAGCAATATAGTTTTACGACTAGTAAAGGTAATAGTCCAAAAAGACCATACACAAAAGAAGACTGTGACATATTAGCCTTGGTTTGTTTGCCCGAAAGAAAAATACAATTTCTTCCCGTGGGTATGTGTCGTGGTGTAACTAAAAAAATACACATGGATGCATTCATTAATGATCCAGACATTACGGCAAGATCGTGGCGATTTGCTTTAGATAAAAGTATAGAAGAGACGAGACTGTATTTGGAGTCTATGGAAAATCGTAAATTTATAGCTAATCTATATAAAGTACCAAGAAAACAAGCCGTATAAAAATAAATAAGAAATTATTTGACATTATACTAAATCTTAGGCATAACAATTAAAAGGGAGAATTCAATGGATTCAGAAAAATGGAAATCAGTAGCAGTACCAATTAAGACTTGGAACATGCTAAAAGAATTGTCGCAAGACAATGACCGATCAATAGGCGGTCAGATTTCTTTTCTCACAAAGCAAGAATATATGTGGAAGAAGAGTCAAACAAATTCTATTGACAAGCAACAAGCTAGGGGTTAAAACCTTAGTTCCAATACCGAAGGGTATAAACTTTAATTGAGAAGGAGAGAATGATGAGTGATGTGTTTTCACTGTTTGAAGAAGAAGCTGCCAACCCTCAAGCATTTGATAAGGTTGGAGAAGATGGTACTAAAAGACTGTCTTCACTTATAAGGCAAACGATTGACTTAAATAAACAAGTCAAAGATGCCGAGCAATACTTGAAAGACTTGCAGTACAAAAAGCGAACTATTGATGAGGAGGACATACCTTCATTAATGGAAGAGCTTGGAGTACAAAGTCTGACAGTAGATGGCAACAAAGTCTCCGTAGATAAATTTGTATCAGCACGAATTCCTGAAGATAGAAAGGCAGAAGCATTTAACTTTCTGCGTTCTATTGGCGAGGCTGATATAATTAAGAACGAAGTCGTTGTCAATTTTGGGATGGGTCAAGATAATGTAGCGGGGGCCGTGCTTGATGATTTATCAAAGCAAGGGCTAAATCCTGCCCAAAAAACCCACATACACCCAATGACTTTAAGAACATGGCTAAAGAATAGAATCGAAAACGGTCAAGAGGTCGATTACGATATGTTTGGAGTCTATGTTGGTAACCGTGCAAAAATTAAAGGAGGTCAGTAATGTCCCAAGCAGTAGCACAAAAAGCAAAGACAGAAGTAGCAGTATCAGATTTATCTTCATTACTTGAAGAAGAAGCTGGAGCTGGTCTTGAAAACTTCACAACAGACGATATGCAAATTCCTTTCATAAGGATACTACAAGCATTATCGCCACAACTAAACAAGCAAGACAGTATGTATATGAAGGGAGCCGAACAAGGCGACATCTTCAATACGGTGTCTCAACAAGTCTTCCGAGCAGAAGACGGAATAATTGTTGTGCCTTGTTTCTTTGAAAAGAAGTTCCTGGAGTTCGCCCTTAGATCAAGTGGTGGTGGTTTCATTAGAGAACTATCTCCCGATGATAAGGATATAACTTTAACAGTTCGTGAAGGTGCGGCAGAAATTCTGCCATCTGGTAATGAGTTAGTTAGGACACATCAACATCTCGTGCAAGTGATGGATCCAGAGACAAAGTTATGTTCTCCAGCAGTTCTTGATATGAAGAAGACACAGTTAAAAGTGTCTCGTAGATGGAACACTATGAAGAATGGCATAAGATTACCTTCGGGTAAGCCTATGCCTCTATACGGAACTGCATGGTCTATTAAGACTATTGCAGAAAGCAACGATCAAGGTAGTTGGTATAATTATAAGGTTGATCGTGTAACTGAGATGTCAAAAGAACTAGAGACTATGATGTTAGAAGCTAGGACTATGTATCAAAGTTTTAGAAAAGGGGAAATTAAAATGGCGGCGGCTTCTGCCGATGAAATGTCATCAAGTCAGAAGGACGAAGAAATACCGTTTTAATTAACTGAGCCGTGGCTATGTCCTCCAAGCCACGGCTCTTTTTTCTATGGAGTGAAGAGTGAATTTAGCAGAAGAATTAATGAAAGCCTTTGAAGGCTTTAGATCAGCACATGGTCAGACAGAAGTGTCAAGCCAAAGAACGGCTGGTAAACAAAAAGCAAAATCTTATATTGTAAGAAATCCGTTAACACTTGAATTGATGCAAAGCCATATCGATGGCAAACAAGGTGTCGGTGCTATACCAATTAACGAAGATAATAAGTGTAAGTTTGGTGCTTTAGATATAGATCAATATCCTCTTGATCATAATGAATTAATAGATAAATTAGAAAAGTTTAATGTTCCGTGTATCGTGTGCCGTAGTAAATCTGGTGGAGCACATATATTCTTTTTCTTCAAGGAGTGGATGAATGCAGGAGATTTCAGAGACAAGGCTGCAGAAATTTCTGCTGCACTTGGTCATGGCAGGTGCGAAATATTCCCGAAACAAGAACAGGTTCTTGTCGAAAGGGGCGATGTTGGTAACTTTATCAATTTACCGTATTTTGATTCAGAGCAAACTTTCAGATATGCGATCATCCGAAGAGAAGGATCTTATGTCGAGGCATCGTTGTCACAATTTATCGAAGAGATACAAAAGGTAAAGATAGTACCAAAAGATTTCTTAAAGATACCAATTGGTGGGGCAGTCGAATTATATCCTAACTATGTTCCGTGCTTACGATCATTAATGTCTATGGGTATATTCGAAGGGGGGAGAAACCGAGCTGCCTTCCACCTTGGTGTTTTCTTACAAAAAGCTTTTCCTCAAGATTGGAAATCTAAATTAGAAGAACACAATGCAAAAGATTTTACACCACCACTTACGGCATCAGAAGTTGTAGCAATACAAAACACATTAGAAAAAAAAGAATATCAATATTTATGTAAAGAAGAACCTATGTCTTCTCATTGTAATCAAAGTGTTTGTAGAACAATGAAGCATGGTATTGGTGTCGGGTCTATGCCTACAATTAGTGGACTATCTGTTATCTTATCGGAGCCAAGACTATGGTTCGTGGATATAGGTGGGAGAAGACTTGAGTTAACAACAGATGAATTACAAACTCCGAGACTATTTCAAAGAGCATGTATGGAGCAATTAAATTTCATGCCCCCAAAGTTAAAGGACAATCTATGGGAAGAACAGATCAATGGTTTGTTGGAAAATTGTAATGAGATAAATGTACCCGAGGAGCTTACATACAAAGGACAATTTGTATCTTTGTTAGAAACTTATTGTACGGGGCGAGTACAAGCACAAACCTTTGAAGAGATTATGCTAGGTAAACCATACACCGAGGCAGAAGAGAGTAAGACTTACTTTAGGCTTGAGTCTTTGATGGAGTTTATGAGACAGAAAAAGTTTGATGTTTATACAAGAGGACAAGTGCAAGAAAGATTAAAAGAAATAAATAGTGGCGATAGTTCTATTGTAAAAAGATTTAAAACATCAACGGGAAATTCAAAAACAATTCGTGTTTGGAGTATACCAGAATTCGTATCAGAAATAGAAATTGAACCCGTGAAAATAGAATCGGGGGAGGCACCGTTTTGATTGAGATGGTTGTAGCATTCTGCATTGTGCTGGTTGAAGCACCTAGAATTGATGGTGGTAAATCTATATGTAATTGGTGGGCACCAAAAGTAGAATTTAAAACTAAACAAGAATGTAAAGCCGATAAAAAAATGATTGAAGATTATTTGATTGAAGAGGCATGGAGAATTCATCCAAAGGCAGTAAGAATAACGGCATCGGGACTTTGTATAGATGAAAAGTGATTGGGAAAGGTGGAATTAATGGAAACAGTAATTTTCGGACCCCCAGGAACGGGTAAAACAACAACCTTAATTGATATAATTAAGAAGAGTATTCAAGATGGTATGGATCCTACTAAGATAGCTTTCATGTCTTTTAGTCGTAAGGCTGCGACTGAAGCCAGAGATAGATCGGCTATTGAACTTGGTCTAGATGTAAAACAAATGATTTACTTTAGAACATTACATTCACTTGCTTTCACATGGTTAGGTTTAGAAAGTAAAAGAGTGTTTAAAGGTTCTGACTATAATGATCTTGGTAAGCTTGTAGGATTAGAGTTTAGATCGGCTCCGACTATTAGTTTAGAAGAGGGACCTTTGTTTCAAATAGGAGCTGGTGGAGATAAGTATATGTCCATTATACAGATGGCTCGTGTTAGAGAAGTATCTTTGGAGCAACAGTTTAATGATACTTGGGATCACAGATTACATTGGCAAGAGTTAAAAAATTTAGATAAAGCTTATCGTGATTATAAAGAAGCTAAAAATAAATTAGACTTCGTTGATATGATTGAAAAATTTGTAGCACAAGGAACGTCTCCTAAGTTTGATTTACTTATAATAGATGAGGCACAAGATCTAGCACCTCTGCAATGGAAGATGGTTAAAGAAGTATTAGTGCCTAATTCAAAAAAGGTTTACTACGCTGGAGATGATGATCAAGCTATATACACTTGGATGGGTGTAAAGGTTGCTGACTTCTTAAATGCATGTGACGATAAATTATTTTTAACACAATCGTTCCGTGTACCGAGTACCATTCACAAATTTACACAAGACCTAATAAAAAAAGTAGCTACCAGACAATCAAAAGTATGGCAACCCGCCAAAAAAGATGGCACCATAACATGGCACCGAGATATACTTGATGTAGATTTAACTAGTGGCGAATGGTTGGTACTTGCGAGAACTAATTACATTACAAATAAAGTCTGTAACCGTCTTAAAGAGGACGGGTATCTCTATTGGAGAGAAGGCACTGGTTGGTCTATTTCCCCTAATGTTATTAACGGAATAGAGGTATGGCTTAAACTATGCAAAAACAAAAACTTGTCGTCAACAGAACTAAAGAGCTTTGCAAAAATATTGAACCCGAATATTATTTCCAAACCTGGGAGAAAGGCACTATCATCCTTAGATGCAGAACGAACTTATACTCTAGACGATATTTTAGAGAGTTGCAGTTTGAGCGTTACACACGAGACTCCTTGGCAAAAAGTCTTGAAAGTCTCGGATCACGAAGTGGCATACATAATGTCAGTGAGGAGACGAGGGGAGAGGATACTGACGGGGACTCCGAGGATTCGGATATCGACAATTCACAAAGCCAAAGGTGGAGAGGCGGATAACGTAGCTCTACTACTTGACTCAACCAAGGCCTGTGTTGAAAGCTTAGATCAAGATTCTGAGATTAGAACTTTCTATGTGGGAGCAACTCGTGCTAAAAAAACATTGCACTTAATCGAATCAACAGCATTACATAGGTTTAACATATGACAATATCAAAAGAACTAAGAGATAATATGAAACAAATAAAACAGTTTGCTAACAAAGATAGAGAATTTTTTTTAAAAGAAGCAGAGAAACTAATCAATGGACAGAGAGCCAAGGAGTATGGACCTGCTAAAAAGAACCATCAACGTATAGCCGATATATGGACTATACTATTAGATAAAAAATTAAATGGTGCAAAAATAACTCCAGAGGAAGTGGTGGCTTGTATGATTGGTGTTAAGGTGGCTCGTCTCGCTGAAGACATTTCAAAAGACGATTCGTGGTTAGACGTTATAGGCTATGCAGCTTTAGGTGGAGAAATTATAAATGACAAAACATGATCAATATCATTTACTAGATCAAGATATTAAAGATGTTTCCTGGGGAAATGTGGATTCTGATTGGGAACCACCTCAAACACTTCCAGATCTATCACAACATACAACTATATCTATTGACTTAGAAACAAAAGATTCAAACCTTTTAACTCTAGGACCTGGGTGGACTAGGAAAGATGGATATATAATAGGCATAGCAGTTGGTGCTGGAGATAGTGCTTGGTATTTTCCTACGGGGCACAAGGTTGGTAACATGCCAAAGAATGCCGTATACAGTTGGCTTACAAAAATTTGTGCAGACGAAAAAATAAGTAAAGTATTTCATAATGCTTTGTATGATTTAGGATGGCTTCGAGCCGAGGGTATAGAAGTTAAAGGTAAAATTATAGACACTATGATTGCCGCTCCTTTACTCGATGAAAATAGAAAATGGTATAATCTTAACTCACTTGCTAGAGATTACTTGGGAGAATTTAAAGACGAAAAATTATTAAAGTCTGCTGCAGAAGAGTTTGGTGTTGATGCCAAGTCTGGTATGTGGCAACTACCTCCTAGATATGTAGGTAAGTATGCCGAGCAAGATGCTTTGATAACTTTAAAACTTTGGGAAAATTTAAGAAAGAAGATAACTCAACAAGAATGTTCAAGTATTTTTGAATTAGAAATCGATTTACTTCCCGTGTTGTTTGAGATGAAAACAAAAGGAGTTCGTGTTGATGTTGAGAAAGCTCACGATACAAAGAAAAAGCTAACTAAGATAGAGGAATCACTTGTACAAGAGATAGTCAAAGAAACTGGAGTCACGGTTGAACCTTGGGTCGCCACATCTGTAGCAAAGGTCTTTGACGCTGTGGGACTTTCTTATTCTCGCACAGAAAAGTCCGGGGCTCCCATGTTTACAAAACAATTTCTTGCTAATAACACTCATCCAATTGCACAAAAGATTATAAAAATTAGAGAAATAAATAAAGCTAATACGACATTTGTTGATACAATTCTTCAACACTCTCATAATGGTAGAATACATTGTGACTTTCACTCCCTAAGATCTGATGGTGGAGGAACTGTAACAGGACGATTTAGTTCAAGCAACCCCAATTTGCAGCAGATACCAGCACGAGATCCTGAGATCAAGAAATTAATTCGTGGTTTGTTTATCCCGGAGGAGGGCCACAAATGGGGTTCCTTTGATTATGCATCACAAGAACCAAGATGGTTAGTTCATTACTGTGCCACCTTGACAGGTGTAGATCGACATCCACAGATTGATGACGTTGTAAAAATGTATCATGAAGGTAATGCCGACTTCCATCAAATGGTTGCAGACATGGCAAACATACCTAGAAAACAAGCTAAGACAGTTAACCTTGGTATTATGTATGGAATGGGTAAAGGCAAACTTGCTAATGTTATGGACATAGACATAGAAGAAGCAGAGAAACTTTTACAAACGTATAATGAAAAAGTTCCTTTTCTAAAATCTTTATCTGAAAAAGCCATGAACCGTGCTGCGAATACTGGTGTTATAAGAACATGGTTAGGTCGTAAGTGTAGATTTGATATGTATGAACCCGTGTCCTATGGATTCAATAGAGCTTTACCTATGGAACAAGCCATCAAAGAATATGGAAGTAAAGGTAGAATTAGAAGAGCCTATACATACAAAGCCTTGAATAGATTGATTCAAGGATCAAGTGCCGATCAAACCAAGAGAGCTATGGTCGAATGCTATAAAGTAGGACTATGCCCAACTTTAACTGTGCATGATGAATTGTGCTTCAACATAGAAAGTCAAGAACAAGCCGACAAGATCGTAGAGATCATGACAACTTGTGTTCCAGACTTAAAGATACCTTTTGAAGTAGATACTGCTTTATGTGACAATTGGGGCGAAGTAGATTAGTAAGTAGATTTTACATACAAATCATGTAGCTCTGACATAGGATCTTTTACAGGCTTTTCATTTTCAAAAATCTCGTATGCATGTGATCTAATATTTGATCTATGAATACCTATATCTTTTAATGTCGCATCATCCAAGCTATGTAAAGCTGTAATTGTTCTTCCTATTTTAAATTTGTAAAACCACTTCGATAACATTTCTATTCCTTTTTTGTTTGTTAATGCTTAACTCTGCATTTTATTTATACATTTGTTCTTAATAATAAAAAACTAGGCAAAAGTGAAACAAATAATTTCCAAAAGAGCATGAATTAATGCTAGGCTATGTATCTTAAATGTACAAAAGAGAAGACTATTTTAGGTAGCAATCGTACCAAAGCCTTATGCTTCAACGATTCTGAGGCATCTGAGAGCCTCGTTTTTTCACTGATTCCATGATTTCGTTACGTTTTAGGTTAGATAGGGTTGACCACACAGATATTTCCTCTAAAGTCCTAAGACATCCAATACATATATTATTTTTTATTTTGCAGACGTTTAGGCACGGGCTTACAATAGGCGGTGATCTTTCTAAACTTGTCATCGGGGTATGGAATCTCTGGTTGTTCGTTTAATCGTCTAGCAAAATACAGACAGTCATTAACATTGGGGAATGTTTGGTCTTGATTAATTATTATCGTGCCTATCATATAGACTAAAGCAAACTCTATCATTCATCTTTGGTTTTCCAAAAGTATTCGTCTGTATCACCAAGTCTAAATTTTTGACCATTCTCAACTTGATACTCTACTGTACTCACTTTGAAGTCTGGCTGCAATGGCTCTTGAGGTGTTAAAGAATTATCATAGACTCTCATTCTATTGTTTGGATACAAACAGAACTGCCCGTTCTTTAATTCTAAAAGATTAAATGATTTATGTTCTGCTGGTGTTTCGCTGGTAGAGTAATCAGTTACGTCTGGGTCTTGGTGATAATTATCAAGAGTACAAATATATGTACCCGTCATTGTACCGTGATCCCTTGTTAGTATTTCAAAGGACATTGATCCTATGAATTGTTTACAAATAGACACCACGCCATAATCCATACAATTCCAAAACTGAAGATTGTAAAGATCCATATCTGGGGTCGGGGTATCGGGGCTTGATACGAATGCTGAAATAGGTAGCTTGTCATACAAAGCACCATAATCAGGAAGGTAAGTTTCAAAGTAAAAACTTCTACCAGGAATAGATTTTGCAGTAACCCAGACACCTTTTACAAATTCCCCATGTCCATCTTGATGATCCCTTAAATATTCTCGTCTAACCCATACATCTACTGATGGTAAATTGCAAAATAAAGTAGACATTAATGCATTGTCACCAAAGGTAATGAGTATGAGCTATCGTGATAGTCACCAGATTCAATAAAATCTCTTGAAACCATTTGTCTTTTTAAAACACCGTCTTCTATTTTGTAAGTTATTAATTCTTGTCTAATAACACCTTCGGTGCTTTGTTCTAAAATTTGCTTAAAAGGTCCGTCTTCCATTATATAATCCCCTTTGTATATCCGTTTGCTCTTGTATATGTTAACACATCTTTTCTGTTAGCAACATCATTGACGTATGACACATGTACCCAACCAGAGTTAGGATCAATGCCGTCCCAACATTCTAGTATTAATTGATCAAAATTCAAATTGTTTTCTATATATTTTGCTAAGTCGTAATTACTTACGCCATATATTTCTATGTCTGCCGCTTCTCCGTCACAATGTTGTGATGTGGATTTTGATCCGATAGCTTCACACAAAGCAACACTTCGATAACCCGAGTTAATATTAATGGGTTTACTAAAGGCAGATCTAACTCTTTCTAATATATTATGACATAAAGATTCCATAGCTATAATATGAATTCCATTAGGCTTGTTGTCTATACCTTTTCTTTCGGCTGTCTGTGATTTAGTAAATTCTGTTAATGAAAAGTTGTCTGATAGTTTCATCTATTCCTCGCTATTTGCATATTTTTTAAAACATTCTCTGGATTGTCTCCTAAAATGGAAGGACTAACTGGTGTGTTAGAACCAAATAAACCTGGGAATTTAGTACTAACATTATTTGTTGATGGTCTTGTAGCTAGTAAAGGAGCTGCCAAAGGACTAATAGGTCCTCTTACTTGCTCACCTTCAGACTGATTAAATCTCTGAACTTTATTAAGATCAATAGGTCTAAACATTCCAGGTGCTTCCTTATCTAAAGGTTGTCTCTTAGCACTTAATTTTAAACCATTTCTTAACATATATGCTCTATTCAAGGCAGCAGTTGGAACTCTAATTCTCTTTTTTCTTAACTCTATTATCTTATCTTTACTTGGTCTAAAAGGAAGATATTTGTCCCTCATTAAAGCACCTCTTTCTTTTACACCCAAAGCAGAATCTTTCAAGACTTTTCTTATTAATCTATCCGATCCTCCTAATTTTTTTATATCTTGAATATTTAATCTCATTTCTCTAAAGGTGGTTAACCTTGAATCATCTGCTTGTCTATAGGCTTCCATTATTTGATCTACTGAAGGTCTTTCTTGACGAACAACTTGATTAAATATAGATGCAGCTTTGGATCTACTTTCTTTAAACTCTTGAGCTTTAAATCCTAGTATTCTTTCTTTATCAATAGTTTGAGTTCCAATACCAGTGAATGCTCTAAATAATTCACCTGCTGGTGTGTATTGTCTACCAGTTGTTGGCTCTTTCTTTTCCCCAAATCCTATACCTCTTGCAAATCTTCCAACTTCTATTCCTTTAACAGGACGAGTAAATTCACCTCTTTCAATTGAACTCACTACTCCGATCTCTGATCCAATAGGAATTCTTACTGGGAGAACACCAGGTTTAAAGGTATTCATTATATGTACCATTGATTTCTCGAACTGTCTTAAACGGCTATCTTCTGTGTTATAAACTTTAGCACCAGATCTTGTCTCACCGTTTCTTCCAATCAAAGGAGCATTCACTGGCATAACATCAGCAACAGCCGAGAAGATCATGGACTCGTCTAAGAAAGGATTAAAAAATTCAGACATAGATTCCCACATGGCTCTAGTTACAGTATCTGCAACGCCTTCTTTTAATTTACCACTAGTATCCATACCAGTAATCGCAGCTCGGATAGGTCTAAGTAATAAATCATATGGGTTAGTATGACTAAAATCAATAAATTCTAAGTTACCTTTCTTGTCTCTACCTACGGGTATAAACTGAGAGTTTCTCTGATATGGTGCGGATAATCTTTGTGCTGCTTTTATTTCTTCTTCATTTGTTCCTGTCATGTATTGACCAAAATTTTGAACTGTAGCACCTATCGTACCAAAAGCAGTCATAGCTCCCATCATTCGTCTAACACCAATTTCTCTTATAGCAGCTTCATTGCTTCCCATTTCTTTTAAAGCAACATTAATTGTGTTAAAACCAGTTCTCATTATTTCAGCAGGGAAAGATATAAAGTTACCTAAAGGTAGCTTTCTTAAACCTTTAATTGCTTCTGGAGTTAGGTCGTAGTTAGGAACTAAGTTTCTTACATTATCAGAAGCAGTATTCTCAACCATTTCATCCATGTAATTTGCTATCTTTGAGTTAGTATCTAAGCCATCAAGCTTACCACCCATAGACATAATTAATCTTTTATTGGCATCGGCTCGAGCAGTGTTGATAAGTACACCTTGTCTTTTTATATCGAGAGCTTCAAAATTCTTTGCACCAAAAGATTTTATTCTTTTTTGAACCTCACCATTTATTATTTTTCTTTGAGCTTGTCTCAACTTATTTTTTTCAAAAGTATAATTATATATTTTCCAAATATCATCGCCGCCTCTGTACAAGTCTTCACTAAACTGTAAAAACTTACCAACGTATGGAATATCTTTTGATCTTCGTATGTATTTCGCCCCTTGTTCAGGTGCATCTTTTGCTCTTTCTAGTTCCGTAGCAGTCTTTCTGTATCCTAATCCCTTTTGAATGTTATCCAAAATTTCACGAAGATTAGCCGAACTTCCTATAACACCTTGCTTTTGTAATTTAGCTAAAAAATTAAGTGACTCTTCGTCTTGTTTAAAATCGAAACCTAATGTTTGTACAGATCTTCCTTTATCCACTATGTCTCTTAATACCATATCAACAGATTCAAATACGTTAGCTCCTTTACCAATGTTACCTTGAGCTAAAGCAAACATAGCGGCAGACGTTACGTTTCTAACTTGAGTGTAGGGAGATAAAATTGTCTTAGCATATTGAGATACACCTTTCATCTTTAAAAAAGGAGCATACATAGCTCTTGCTATTTCAGTGGCAGAATTTTCAGATTGAACTTGAGTAGAAAGAGATTTGTATAATGCTTTAGGAACGGCATAACCAAACATAGCACCGTATGGACTTGTGCCCATGATGTTTCTCTCGTTTAAATTATCGCCTTCAGTTCTGCCTAAAATGTGTAAATCTTTTGTTCTTCTTTTCATCGCTTCAAAGGCATCGATTCTTTGTGCATCTGTTAGCTGATCAATGTTTAATCTTCTTTTAGCCGCATAATTCTCTAAAAATTTATTAGTGTCTATAAAAGCATCATTTATATAGTCAGCCTCTTTTTCTAATTGATCTTCTGCAACACCTCTTTGTCGTGCTTCATTGTTTCTAGCTCTGATATCATTGTTAGCTGATCGGATAACGGCATTTTTTTCTGCTGTTTCTATAATAGATTTGTCTGCCATATTTTTAAAAGTAGTATAATAAGCATCAGTTGATAAGAAACCAGCAAGTTCAGCTACAGTAGATATGTAAGCTTCTCTAGGATCTTTTACTTGACCATAAATTTGTTGAATAATTTTATCATCAACTTTAGTTTTATTAATTAAAGATGGGTTAAGTCTATCTATTATGTATCTAGTTGACGATGGTGATTTATCAAAACCTGCTCTGTCTTTAGCTAACTTAAAAACTTGATCAATATATATGTCTGCTTGTCTCTGGGTAATTTCGTAAGTTCCGTTTTTAAATTCTTCTACATTGTCTGCACTGATTCTTATTTGATCAGATAATCCCGTCTTACTATTTAATATTTTTTGCATATGTTCAATATTAATAGCACTTCCTTGAGCTCCATCTTGACCTATTCTACCTACGATCTGAGCTTTGATAGCTTGTTTAGCTGCGGGCGTTACCTTATAATTTTTATTACTAAATATTTCATATTTTCTTTGTAGATATCCACCAGAAGATATTTGTTCCGCAATAAGACGTTTAAAAGTTGTTTGATCCATAACTTTGTCATTTGCCCCAACTTCTGGTAAAGCTTTGAAGGCACCTGTCTTTTCCATTTGATTAGATAAGTTATCTATAACATCCTTTGCTTTTTTAAATTCTCTAAATAGCTCAATACTTAAAGGATTGTTTGGTGAAGAATTAAACTCATTGAATTTGGTGCCCTCTAATACATCCATAAAAGAATTCATTAATCTAACTTTTTGATTACCTGACATGCCTCTTATGTCTTCTCTTTTTAATTCTTGGCTTATGGCATCATCAATGTTTCTTAATTTTCTTTCTGCTATTTTCACATCGCCTTCAATACCAGGAGCAATCAATGATCTCATTCTTGCAGTAATGGGATCGAGCAGTCCTTTATATGACAATGTTGATGCTACTTTACCAACGGCTGCATCTAAAGTATTTACAGATTCTCCAAGCTTAAATCTTTCTACAGAGCCTCCAATTTTTTCTCCTGCTGCATCAATACCCTTTCTTGGAAGGTAAGAAACTATCTCTGCTACACTAGTGCCACCCTTACCAACTGGAATATTAGCAGAAGCTAAAGCAGTAGATCCTTTTAAAAATCCTTTTATGGCACCTGGAATAACTGCCGTGGCTATTGCACCCTCGGCACCCATGTGAACCTTGTTCATGAATCTACGATAAGCATCCTCTCGTCCTTGGAGCCCGAGTCTTTTATCTGTTTGAAAAGGACCTTGTTCAAAAAAGTCAGATACAGTTTCAGTATTATCAGTAGATACGATAGCATCTGCCAAACCTGCCGCACCAATTTGTTGAATAGCTATACCAGTTTTTCTGGCTTTACTTATATTACCACCTTTTTGAGCAAGCTTTGCAGCTCGTCTAAAATTTTTAGTAACACCTAAAGTACCTTTGGCTACTAAACCTGCAGCACCTACACCTGGCACACCAAACTGCACAAGTCCTTCGGTTATCTTTCCCGTCATACCAGCGGGATCAATCGCCCCATCAAATCCTAAATAGGAAGGTGCTTTATTACGAAAATTAATGAAACCTTCTTCAACATCTCGAGCTAATGTTTTTGTAAGACCAGAAGCATCTGTAAGTATTCCGACAAGTTCACCCACCCCTTGGAACATACCTATAACACCAGAGGCAACACCTTCGCCCATCTCTGTTAGAAAACCTTCATACTCTGGGTTTTCGTATGTGCCTTTAGGAGCCGTGGATCGTGTTTCGGGAGACGCTGGTTGTTTAGCTAAATGAGTCTTGATTCTTCCAATGGCTTCTTCGTCAGAAACACCATCTTCGAAGGTATAGTCCACGCCTCCATAGTTAAGAGTCTTACTCATTAGGATGGGTTACTCAAATCAACAGAATTAGAATTTTTAAATAGACTTGGCATTTGACTTAATGGAGATTTTTGTATTTCACCGTCTATATCTTTATCTGTTGTTAAATATCTATGTATTTCTGGATATAGTCCTTTTAGCTTTTTAAGATCAATTTGAGCTCCTTGACTTTGATACTGAGACACATGACCAAGTAACAACTTTGCCGCATTCTCTGGATCGGTGGATACATCTTTAACAAATTGACTGTTTATGTTCTGATCCCAATTTGTTGCTAATGTGCCGTCATTATCAGATGGCTTTGCAAAAACAATTCCAGCAGGTCCAGTAGCTTTACCCAAATTTTCTTTTTTACTCTGTTCTCTATTTGTAGGTTTATACGTTCTAGTATTATCATAAATATCTTTGGCAATCTTTATACCCTCTGGAGTAAAAGAGTACGAATTCGGATCAGAGATATCTACAGTATCCTTAGTAAATCCATCTTTAGGTGTAATTAAACCTAACATGAAAGGAACGGAGATAGCTTTGTTATTTATCATTGCATTCTGTAATGCTGCTTTAATTTTATTTTCACTTAGTTTTTCTGTTTGATCCATCTTTTTAAGTTCGACCAAATAGTTAAGATTAAATTTCTTTTCTTCAAATTCAGCATTTGCCTTGGCAATTTCAGTTGATCTCATCTGTCCAACTTCTGTCTGAGTTATATTAAAAATCTTTGCTTTCTTATCTAACTCTAATGCTTCTTTTGCTAACTGCTCTGATCTTTTATTACCTAATAATCGATACATAACATTGGTTGATTCTTTTCTATCTTCACGAAGATCTGATTTTAACTCTCCAACATCTTTTCCAAAACTTTGTAATCCTGAACCTAAACCTTTGGCTACATTAGTCAAAGCATTAGAGCTTTCGCCTGCTGCGATTTGCAGTCCAGCATTCATTAAGTTAAACCAGAAAGCTTGTCTTCTATCAGCGTCATAGTTTTTTTCTAAATCTCTAGGATCATAATTTAATAATTTAATACCTTCATCGTAAACATCATCAAGACCAATTTCTCTGCCTTCTTTATTAATTTGACTAGTTAAATCATTAATCGCTTTATTATATGTTGTCCCTGCAATATTAGTGTCTTTGAAATCTTTAGTTGTGGCAGTAGCTACCTTTTGCATAGCTGTGGTTACATCTCCACTTGCACTGGCTAGATTTGGATCTTCCGTTGCCGATAACTCTTGCTTACCTCTAACATTAAGATTTTGACCAAAAGGCATTAGTTTTTTTACATCAAACTCTTCTTCATTTTTCTTGTCTAAAATATTTTTATTAGTGTTATTAATATTTTCTATGTTAGGCTCAATATTTTGATTTTCTACTGCTTTTTTATCTTTTTCTTCTTTTAATGTATCTCCTATTTTAGAAGTACCAATCTCTCCTAAACCATCGTTTTCGCCAGGACTATTAAACATTTTAAATTTAGGTCTACCTAAGATAGGGATGTCAGGAATAGCTGCTGGTATATTTTGAAAAGAAAATTCTGGTGCATAGTTTTGGGCTTCTCTTATAACCCTATCTTGATAAGTACCACCTTTTTCATAGCCTTTAGCTGCATTCATCAACTCTGGAGATGATGCAAGAATACCCACAGGTTGTTTGGACATACCCGCTTCACGAAACATTTTTCTTTGTAAAGGATTATTCATTTATTATTTCCTTTGGGATAGACCCATGTTAAATAGATTACCTACGCCACCTGCTGCTCCAGCCGCACCAAGACCTGCAATACCTAAACCTAACATTTGAGAAGTGGTACTTGGACCGGGGCTCGTGGTTTTAGAATAAGTTTGTTGTAATGCTGGGACACCACGAAACAAGTCAGACATAAAACCAACTTGTTGATAAGGCAATGCTTGTTGTGCAAGTGTATTTGCTCTTGCTACATCTAATGATTTTTGATCTTGTCCTTGTTGTAGTGCACCTACACCTAATAATGAGTTTACATCTTGAACACCCATTTGTTGTCCTAGTTGTCCTAGTCCAGCCGTTGCCGTTCCTAGTTGCCCTATGGATTGACCAAGAGCACCCGTTGTTTGACCCAATTGACCAGTAAGTTGAGCTTGTTTTAATTGTTGTTGTGCTTGTGCTTGAGCCACTTGCATTGCAGTGTTTTGTGCTTGTTGAAATCCAGCCGATCTTAGTTGTGAACCAGTTCTTGCTTGTTGATCCATAACATTTCTTGCTATCTCTGCTTGTGCAATACCTTGTCTCGACCCACCAAAAGCACCTGCACCTACGGCAGTTCCACCTAGTTGGTTTTGTTGCATTTGTCCTTGTCTTGCTATATCTGCTTGTTGTGCTGCAATAACGGATTCTGTATAAGGATCCATAAATTGTTGATAGTCTGTGGGAGCAAAATTAAAATCTGCTTGTCCAGTTTGACCTATCGCTGAACCTATTGTACCAAGTCCAGTACCAAGAGCCTCGATTCCTGTTCCAATAGCTTGAGATCCTTGTTGAAGATAAGGTTGATAGGAACCAACACCTTGTGTTGCTGCTGTTATGGCTTGTTGTTGTGGAGCAGAAAGATTAGCTAATTGCTGATCTGCATAAGGCATTTGAGAGCCAGGCTCTGTTAAAGCTCTACCACTTGCAAATATATCTGCTAGAAATTCTTCTTGAAAAGGAGCTAACCTTACAATTTGTTCTTGTTTAACTTGTTGTGGGTCTGCCATTATGCGGCTCCTTCTAATTGTGACATCATGTCATACATTCTTGCAGCACCGACATTTCTATCTCCACCACCTGCACCACGAATAGCTTTCGCAGTTAAGACAAACTCTCCGTCTGATAATCTAGCAGGCACAGAATCAGAAGTTCCTGTTCCAGGTCCTTCAACTTCACCCCCCACAGCTAGATCTTCGCCCTCTTGTCTGTTCCTATTGTCTGTATAGTATCGTTGTCTTTCTTCTTCATCATCTAAATTATACATTTTATCGCCAATTCGTCCATACCCTAGTCTTGATTTACCAGTAGCATAAGGACGCATATCGGAACCCATACTCTTTCCTTCTTCTTCACCAGCTAAACCTGCCAAACCTAAACCCGCTATACCGGCAGTTAGTGCTTTGTTGTCTTTTACAAAATTACCTATTTGACTTAATACGCCACTACCACCAGCTTCTTGTATTGCTGAAACGGGAGTTGTGGTTGTTTGATTTACCATCATTTCTGGGCCAGATATGCTACTCATACCCCCACTAGGTAATTTTTCAAAACCTTTACCATATCCACTCATATATGCAGTACCCCCTGCAAGTGCGGCATTTAATAAAGCTTGTTCTGTGTCTTGCCCTGCTGCAAGAGATCCGATACCCGATCCAATTGATGCACCCATCGGTCCACCAAAATACATACCGATACCCGCTCCAATAATTGGTGCTGCTTTTTTTAAAGTCTTAGTAATGTTCTTAAAAATACCCATAGTCTATACTACCAATTAATCGTTTATTTTTCAATCCTATAACGCTGTTGTATTTCTGTTCTGTGCAAACTCTTGTATGCTTGCTACGACATGTAATCTATTTGCTGTTGCCGCTTGAACTTTTAATATTTCTGTTCCTTGTAAAACAAGATTATGTGTTAATAATTCGACTGTAGCATTTGCTCCCACTGCTGCAACTTTAAACAAACTAAAAACACTACTACCGTTTGTAATTGTTACTGTTATTGTGTCTGAGTTACCCGAGTCTTCTGAAACTAAAATAGAATTAATAACAGAGGCATTGAAATCTGCATCACTAGGAGCAGTATAAAGAGTGACTACACCAGTACCTGTTAGATCAGCTTTTGCATTTGTTATATTCTGTATGTACTGAGGTATTGCAGTAATAAACATTATCGTCTTCCATCTGGTCGTATATCTATTCTAGGAGTTCCAAGTTTCCAAGACACTCCTTGGTTCGTGGACTCTAGCTTCATGTTGAAAGCTCTACCTCTAAGTCTAACATCTACTATATCAGTAAACTGTTCTACTGGAGTTGTTGCTGTTCTAGTTGATGCTCCAGAAGTATTTGTGTCATAGGTACTTCCAGGTCCATTCCTAGCTTGTAATGTAAAAGTTACAGTAGGGTTTTCTTGTGATGTTGATCCTTCGAATGTAATGTCTGGTATTAACTGACGAATAAAATTAAATTGATACCCGTCACCTATATCCATTTGACTAGATTCAACGGATGCAGTCATAGCAGAGCCATCATCATCATTACCATTTTCGTGATCATATAAATATTGATCACCTGCTGCGATAGGGTATTGTCTTACACCTCTATCATGCCAAGCAGTTCTACTTAGTGTCCCGTAATACCATGTTTGATTAGCATAATTAAAAATAACATATTTATCATTTTCACTAGAACTAGCAGAAGGGTAAAACCACCATACCTCTGACCATTGTGAGTTTACTCCAGCACATACTTTTGCACCTTGACCAAAATTAAAATCTAAAAATACTTTGTCTCGTACAGTACAAGGTAATTGTTGAGCTTTTCCACCATTGTAAATATAAAAGTTTTCTTTACCCATCCACAGAACACTTTCATCAACAGCTACGGCAGATTTAGAACTTATAATAGTTATATTCTTTGATAGTTCTTGTAAACCAAAAGTAAAAGGAGGACCTATAAATCTCATGGAAAAAAGACTTCTGTCTGTAAACACTAGTATTTGTTGTTTTGTTTCTACTGCTTGTATAAATTCAGATCCACTACTTAGTCTTAAATCGCCTGCTGTATTTGTCGCAGTAGGAGTAAAATCAACTAAAGATTCTTGAGAACCAAAACGTATTAACAATGGATCTTGGACCGTGGTTCCCAGAGTATTGGCTCCAAAAACAATAATATGTCTGTCTATATCTGAAACCATAATTTGTCTACCAATTGTAGGTACGTCAGAGGCTCCCGATTCAGAAGAAAGTGCCACTGCTCTTGCAGTTAATCCGTCTGATTTATCCCAATAAAAAACTCCACCATCTCTTGGATTTATTAATAGATCTTCACCAAAATTATCATGAGTCCACAAACGAACAGTTGTAGTTGTTCCCGTATCTGCTGCGTCCCCCCAACCAAAGGTTGAAAGATCCGAGTTAACACCAGAAAAACCTCCTGCTCCCCAACCTGTTCCACCAACAGTTGTATCAAGACCTACGTTGATTTGATAAACGGCATCTCCACCCGAACCACCATTACCACTATCCGAACCATTTGCAGTTACAGTATTACCACTTGTATCTTTTGCTGTGATCAAGAAACTATTAGCATTAGCTATTGAGTCTATTACATATTCTTGATTTAAAACATTGGCTACTATTAAACCACCCAGACTAGCGGCACCTGCAAGAGTAACAAAGTCTCCTTGAATGGCACCATGAGAACTATCGGTAACTGTAATAGTTGAAGAACCATTTGTGGCTGCAAAGGTTACACTGTTAGTTGAAGTTTTACGGATAGGTGTTATGTCTGTAAATACGCCACTTTCTTCTACATAATACTTTAAGTGTGTACCTACACCCATGTAGTTTGAACCATCTAGTGCTACATAATTATGTAAGGCTCTTGCTGTTCCCAAATAAGTATTAGAAGAATACTTAATCCACCCTCCTATTTTTTCTGGAAAAGGAGTATAGAATCTAACTTTTTCACAGTCAAAGAAACCACCTTCATTGGAATAAGAAGTTATCTCTCTGTTAATTCCAGGTTTAAATTTTAAACTTGTTAGAGGCATTTTTAATTATCCCATCATTTCTTATTTAGGATATTTGTCCTTAACTGCTTTGATTGTTTTTCTCCAACCCTCAATTCCATTATGATAAATGTCATCTATTTGGTTTTTCATGGTTGGGTATGCAAGAACTCTTTTTTCTACATAGGTGTATTTTGCTTCTGCATCTGAAACAACTTTTGCTGCTGCATCTGAATTAGCTTTCTTTTCAGTTGCATGTTTTGTTTCTAAATCCAAAGAAGATATATCTGTTATTTCTTTATTTGGTGTACCGTCATTGTATTCAATCTCACCTTTAGAACCATTCCATTGAATGGCATGGATTTTACTATCTATACCATAATTAGAAGAATCCACTTGGACACTATCTATAATAAGTTGTGATTTATTATCTTCGCCTTCTTTTAAATATGTTATTTTTGCCATTTTTATCTCCTTTAAGCTAAATAATACCAACCAGTTGCTATGTATTTATTTTGTGTGTAAACTGCATTACCTCTATGAGTATGTGTCCAACTTGCAGGAAAAAAAGACACAGTACCTTTTTTAGGCTTTACTTTTATACCATACTCTAAAAATTCTGTTTCTCCTTCCCCATCAGGAATATCATTAAGATATATTGTCCATGTCAAAACTCTAGAAGAAGCTTCTCCAACAGCGTGTTCGCTATGCCAAGTATGAAATCCACCTTTTGGTGGAGTTTTTTGCACTTTAATATTAACGCTATAATATTGCTTCATTTCTAATGATGGGTATTCAGCACCATATTTTTTTAAACCTTCGTCTAGTATCATATTTGTTTGTTGTTGTAAGTCTTGAGTCTTATTTCTAATATCATCAAAGTAAAGAGCAAAATCTGTTCTGTTTACTACTCCTCCATTAGTAATAGAACCATCATTACCACCATCTCGTAATGATGCATTTGTATATATTCTCTCCCAAGCCTCTATCATTTTATCACAATAATCATCAGGTGCTAGATTTTCATAAGCACCAATAAAAGTTAAATTTTTTACTTTTGTCATATCATTCATTGTTTTATTTCCCCATTATTTCTAATCTCTAGAACTTTTGACAATTCTAAAATATTTCTATTAGAATCATTTGACTTTACCATTTCATTTCTAAATGATTCTACTGCCGCTCCAGTTTGTCTTGCTTGTGTTGCATTTTCAACAAGTAATAAAGGCAACCATGCAATAGCACAAGCATATTCATCTATTTCTTTACCATCATTAGGATTAGTGCCTTTCATTTGGACAAACCATGCACATTTAAATTGTTTACATTTTTTAAAATTATGTAATGGACAATTTTCTTCAACCTTTAACTGCATATTAGTCCTTATTAGCTATAATAAAATCTACATACTGCACATTAATAGTGGCAGTTGAAGCGGCTACTGCTAAGTTTCCAGCAGTTATATTACCACTAATAGCTGGATCACCAGACATACTACCACTTAAATTGTGTCCGTGATTGTGAGATTGACCACCACCAGTAGCACCAGTAGGTGGCAACGCATTGGTATTATTCGCCGCTCCTTGTGTCATAAGGTTATAGTTCGTGGTGGTATTACCACCAGTAGCCGCTGCTTTTGTTGGGTGTGTATGTGATGGAATTTGATTAACACTTAGAGTTGTAGCTGAAATATTTCCACTCATACTAACTGCTAAGTTTCCAGCAGCGACTGCTAAGTTTTCTCCAGGAGTACCAGTAATACTACCCAAGCTAACGGCAGGAGTTGCCATCGCAGTAGTAAAAGCTACACTACCACCAGTTCCCACTGTTCCAGATGTCAGCCTTAGTGCTTTATCATTATGTGTTGTTTGTTTTGTCCAACCAGTTGGTGCCGCAGTTTGTTGAAATAACATTGACGTACCAGATGGAAAAGGCTCTGCATTTCCTACGGCAGTTGTGACATAAGCAGTTGTCGCTATTTGTGTAGTATTTACACTTGTTCCTGCCGTTGGTGCAAGTGGTGTTCCAGTTAAACTAGGACTTACTAAGGATAATGCAGAAAAAACTTCTGTGACAGCTGCTCCAGATCCTGCTCCATCTAAAGAAACAACCTTAGTTTGTCCTGCAGCGATTGTAATGTTTGCACCAGAACCTTGACTGATAAGAATGTTTTGCGATCCACTTGTTCCATTTTTAATTATATGGACTCTCTTCATTGTGTTCGGACCAATAGTAATAGTACAAGCTGAATCCAATGTTCCAGTGTATATTATGTATATCCCTCTTCCCGCATCTGATGCACCATCCGCTATTGTGGTTGCATGAGTATCTGCATTTGTCGTTATACCCTCTGTACCAAAACCTAGTGCTTCACCTAACAACTCTAGGTTGGTATTTGTCGAAGCACCCCATGTACCAGATTCATCCCCCGTTGCAATTTCTTTTAATCTGAGGTTATTCACATATGTTGCCATTATGCTGCCCTTTCAATCCAATTTGCCAATTGTGTTGGCGTAATTAATCCGTAAACTTGTTCTTCTCCAGTGCCACCTGTAGCTTCAAGTCCTGTCAAAGATAACACAGAACCACCAGTGATGGCAAGTGTTCCTGCCGACATTTCCATTCCAGCCAATGTAACTGCGACACTTGCTCCAGCCGTGACTGACTCGGAACCCAATGCCATTGTTCCAACAACATTTGTTGTTGGTGCACCAGTAGATGTAATTAGTAAAGAAGTACCTATGGACCCCGTACCTACATTTGTAGATAAAGCTACAGTGCTTGTTCCCGTTTCTACTGTATTACCAACGGCTCCCGTTCCTGCCAACCCAGTGACAACATGTAGCATTTGAGCATCTACAACCTCATTGCCTACGGCACCTGATGCAGCGACACCCGTAACAGAAAATACGGCAGTTCCGACTAAACTTACGGAACCTACGGAACCCGTACCTACATTTGTAGAAGGTACAACATCTTGTCCAGGGATAGCAGCGACACCACCACCCCAAATATGATTACCAAAAGCATCGCTACCCCAACCAGATAGAAATTGAGTTGTTCCAGACACACCTGTAACAGAAAAAGTAATTGGTATTTTGGGTAGTACATTACCAACGGCACCCGTTCCTCCAACTCCAGTTGCACCAAATACGAATACGCTAGTTGCAACAACAGTTCCTATAGAACCAGTTGCTTCTAAACCCGTTTCAATGACGAGAGAAGTACCAGTAACACTTTCATTTCCAACTTGACCAGTTCCTGCGACACCAGTAATAGCAAAAGAGGTATTACCAATACCTCCCCAACCTACTGCGTCCCATCCACCTTGACCCCAACCGTTAGCCATAACGGTTTACTTTAAGCTATACGAATTATAGCGTTTGAAGCATCAGCAGTTGGAAACTGAACAGTAAATGTACCTGATGTAGATGTTTTATTAGTTGAAAAATCTAACACAGCCACAGATTTATCACTATTTGTGTCATTATATATTAATGCACCCATAGCAGTGATAGTTGCTGTAGTAAAACTTATGTCAGCAAAATCTGTAAAAGCAGTTGTACCGTTAGTAGTTGGAGCTACTTTTGTTAAAGTTCCACCACCAGCAGCATAACTACCACTATTTGCAACTTCGCCAGTTGTTGTATAAGCTGTTGTTGCTGCACCTAGTGTTGCCGTAGTAGAAGATTTTCCACCACCACCTTCTGCGTAAAGTGCTAATTTAAAAGCATTTCCGTTTGTCGCAAAGTTATGTGTTCCTAACATCAATTCTTGTTTAAATGATGTACACATCGCTTGGGCTATAGCCATGTTATAATCTCCTTATATATTCAGCCATTTCTTTATGACCACTTGATTTCAAAGCTTGTATTATAGTACCACGCTCTTCTTTTCTTGCCAAGAGCAGGTAGTGATACAGTACATGCTTTAGGTGTTCTCTAAATTGATTAGCTTGTTGTCTAATATGAGCGGGAGCCTCGTCAGATATACTAACTATCTTATCAACAGCCAAATCGGCAACTTGCTCATTTGATAGACCTCCTTTGTCGGAAGTCATTACATTAACACTTCCTACACTGCTTATACCTAATTCAAACATTTTTACTCCTCATATGTTACACCTGCTATATCTTCTCTGCCTACTATGTTAGGTTTTTGATCCGTTGGATTCGGTGGTTCTAGTTTAGATTTTCTTGTAATCAACATACTACCTTGTGTGACTGTTGAAACAATAGGATCGTCTAGTCTGTGATAGCCATATAGTTTTTGATCGTCTGGAACATTAGTATCCAATAAAGAAGAATTGTGTGCTATATGAATTTTTATTCCTTTTGCAGTAGCTATGGCTAACCAAAACTCACAACAAGCTCTACCAGCTTCGGCAAAGGCTACATTTTTGTGAGTAAAATCAATGCCATATAAATGTATGTCCGACACTTCTTGTGCTACGGCATAAGCAATACTATAAGCAACAGTGTTATTTAAGTATGCATATTTGGTCTTTTCAAGTACTTCTTGTAATGGATATTCAACAACATCCGGGCATCTCTCGTCTAAGATACATGAGAATATAGGTATATTTAATTTAGCTTCTAATCTTTGTTTCATAATATCTGTTTGCTTACCTGCAAACTTTTGATCCAAGAAACGAGAAGGAGGATCCATCATAAATACTTTGTCATGATAAATAACACCAGACATAGCATTTATTGCCCAGACCTCATCAAAATGTTCACTTCTAATTTTTGCTAATATATATTCTGAAAAGCTATTACCTAGCCCAACAATTGCTACGCTTTTATCTTTCACACGGGTACCTTACTGTCGTTTGACTCTAGGTAATCCATCTCTGTAAGCATCATTGTTCTCTTGACCTTCACCGTAAACTTTAAGTCTGCTCACGGCTTCTCCGTATCTTTGTGTATATAAAGCAAGCATATCTGCTTCACCTTTCATAAAGGTGTAAGCTTCAACTAAGCAAGCATACAACAAAGCATCTGGAGCATTTTCACTTATCCATGTTGATCCACTGTCATCAGTTGTTATTGATGCAGGTCTGTAAAAGTAGTGTAGCTCTACGGTGTAATTTGAATCTGGAGTAGGAGCTATAATATAATTGTCTACGTCAAAAGAAGCATAATATTTTGGTGAACCAGTAGTTGCTGGATTAGGATTATATTCTTGTATAAAATTTACGTCTTTTTGTAAAAGAAATACATTTTCACTACTTGCATTTACAAACGATAAGGAAAATGAGGCTAAATAATCTGAAGGCTTTTGTAGAAACTGATTACTACTACTCATTGAACCAGTTACATTTTTTCTAAAATAGTCTAAATCAACACTTTTAAAGATTCTTTCTTCTGCGTTTTTTATAATGAAATCTAATTCATTCACAAAAGTTGTCTCACTATTTTGCGTCCAATCTTGAATGGATTGCTTTAATGTTGTTAATGTAAAACTCATGATGTACTCACTGTAACTGTTCCGACACTAGCCGTAGCACTATAACTTGTCAACTTTTTTCCTATGATCCCATCACCCGTGCTTGTGTAAACTGCAAAAATTCTTAATTCTTTATCTTGATGTGGTCGTGGTTGGTACAAGGCTGTTGGATCGGGGCCTGGCTGATTAGGCTTTAATTGAGGATGTTTTTCTTCATACTCATCAGGACCCACTTTCAAACCATTCCATTCGGTCTTCATTTCTCGCAAGCGATAACGAAACCCAGAACGATCTGAAAAGCCCCATGCTTTTTTTCCTGTTGCGTACCTAGCCATTTTTCTTAAAACTCATTTTAATTTTTTCTTCTAAATGACCAATCATAACCCTTCTCATATATTCAGCTCTTGCCAAGTCTGTAAATGAGTACTCACGAATATCGTTACTATCAACTCTAATAGAAAAATTATAAAACGCTCCAGACTTCTTTATAGTAGAAGCACTACCAGAAGCCGTCTTGCTTGTGTTAACTAATGTTCCAAATTTTGTTTCTATTATATTTGTCATTTTAATAACTATAGTAGGACATGCTAGGTGTTAATTTTAAAGGAGTGCTATTAGCATCCTCGGCTGCTGCTCTTTGAAACTCTTCTTCATAGACAGATTTTAATAGTTGAACTCTTTCTGGTGCTCTTTTCATTGACAAATAATAAGCAAGACCTGCTACCATACAAGGCAAAAATCTGAATGGCATGTCCGTTGTATTAACTAAAGTATCTGCATCTTGAATACGTCTTACATAATAATAAACTAAAGTATAAGAAGCATCTGGAGTAGACCATAAGGTTATTGTTGGAGTAACTTGTCTGTCAAAAAAGTATTGACTAGGTTGTCCACTGCTTGCTTTATTAGGGATAGTTAGATACTCACTTCTGCTCATCTGACTTAAAGTAAAATCTGTACCACTACTATTCCTTAAAACAACTTCCAAGAGATCGACATGAGTAGCATCGAAAGAATAAGTTGCCGTACCAGAAGTAATAGATTTAGTGTCTTGTGTAACTGTCCACATATTCAGTCCTCTGTTTGCCCAATCAGCAAACATAAGGTTCATAGAACGTCTAGCAGTTTTTGCATCGTAGCCAGTTCTTAATTCTAAACCACAACGCTCATAAGCCTCTTCTATTATTTCACCGACATCTAAGTCGAAATCTCTTGAATTTGATGTTGCCATTTATTATGTAGACCCCATTGCTCTCTTACGCATTCTATCTCTTTGTAGTTTAGTAGGAGTTATGTTTGTGCCTTTAAACGTCTTAGGTGTTTTTGTAGACATTATATTCTTTTTGACAGTTTTTTTCTTAGCTCTATTAACTTGAGAAGAACCACCATCGATACCTGCACTAGATTTTTTTAAAGAAGGCACTATTTTATTTTTACCTCTATTCGGTGCTGGTGGTGGAGCTTTAGGAGCAGCAGATTTTTTTACAACTTTTTTTACAGCTTTCTTTCCGTCTTTTCTTGTTAAGCCTCTTTCTTTATTTAAGAAGTCTCGTAAAGACAAACCAGATGCTTTTAATTCTTTTGCAGAAACAATTCTAGGCTTGTTTGTACTTGTTTTAACTTTGTTGCCATTACTTTTTTTACTAACAATACTTTTGGTTACACTACTTTTTGTAACTGGTTTCTTATTTGTTGCAAAATCTGATTTATCTCTTGCACCTTTGTTATTCCCTGCAAAATCTGATTTATCTCTTACACCTTTGTTATTCCCTGAAAAATCAGAGACATCTTTCTTTTTACCTTTTTTAGATTGTAATTCCATTATTTTTTCCTTCTCTTTAGTGATGCTACTCTTCTAGGCTTACCCGAAGGTTGACCCAACTTATTCTTCTGATTTATTCTACTACGTTTTTCAGTAGAAGTCATCTCCGAAGACGTTTTCGGAGTTTTAGAAGAAATTCTTTTACTAGGACGGCAATAAGGTGTACTTCTCTTTTCACCTTTTTTACGACCACATGCTTTACCCGTCTTTACATCTTTCCAATCTTCTTTAAACCATCTTTTTAAAGCTAATCCTGCTTTGGTTTTTCTTACTGCCATTATGAATACTTTGTGACTTTACGTCTCTCGTTTAAGACTTGACCACAACCTCTTGCAATATTTTTATTTTTCGATTTTCTTTTTGTAAAAGCTTTACCGTTTTTAGCAGTTATTACTCCACCTTCTGCTTTTTTCTTTGACTTATTTCCATAGTTAGCAGCTCCTACTTTACGACATTTTGCCATAGCTCCTCCAGCATAAGCGGAAGGAAAAACTTTAAAGCTTGCTTTTACTTTTCGATAACATGCGTCTTTTGGCATTTCTTAACTCCTCAAATCCAGTGACCCTATAACATGTACAAGACCATTTTTTCTTTCCACAATCCAGACAATATTTAACAGGACTTCCTCTGAATATTTTTTGTTCTTCTTTTTCTTTTTGGTCTTTTTTTATTTCCACTTGAAACCGACTTTGCTATTTGTTTGCTCATCGAGCCTCTCGACATAACCATCTTGCTTTCTCCTAATAAAATCTTCCCATAAAGGCTTTATCATTTTATGATTTTCAGAAACTTTTTCTGCCATAATAGCTGTTCTTTTATCTACCTCAATCAAAGTTGATATAGACCATCCTATAGCACCTGCAAATAAAATTATCATTACACCAGTTGAAAATTCTTTAGTATTCATTAGCACTTCCACCTTCTTCTAGCTTGACGTAAACGACTATTAGGATTTTTTGCAGCTTTAGGAAATTGTTTCATTTGACCCGCTGATCGTGCACAATATGACTTACGTCTCTTTGCAGCAGTGCTACCTTTTTTTACTTTACCAGTAACAGCTGTCTTTAGTTTACTTCCAGGGTTGTCCCTACGATATTTAGCAACACCCTTTGCAGTCATTCCCGCTCCACTTTTAGTAGAGCGGAAATACTTTTTAGTTTTCGGAGGTTGATTATCCCTCTTTTTATTCATGACAAGAATATAGTCAACTTGTTACCACTGCCAGTGAAACCATGTATATATGCTCCACTTTCAGCTAACACACCAGCATCTGGAATGTTTAAGGTATGTAAACCAGTAGGAAAACTTTGAAGCAATATAGTTGCTCCACCTGATCCATCTTTAATAGTCAACACACCAGCAGCATTACCAAAGATTACAACTTGTCTTATCCTTGATCTCGTAGGTCCTACTACTGCCGCATCGGCTCCTTGGTCATGGTTAAACGCTTTTACATCAGATCTAGATGCCATGCTAACCTCCTATTAAGCGATTTGAACATATTCAATAATGAATGTGAAAGATCCCGCTGTTGTTGCATCAGCTGTGTTGGTAACGTTACAGAAAATAGTTCTTGCTGTGTCTGTGTACTGAACAGAAGCTGGAGCAGTTGTACCACTTTGTGTTTGTACCACCAATGCTGTAGTTGTGACGTTATGTACTACTACAGTCGTACCACCATCTAAAATCTCATCACTTACTGTGGCAACAATTTGAGCACCAGAACTAGAGGTTCCAACCTCATATCCAATGTCACCAGTTCCAATAACGGGAGCAATGTCACAAAATATTTTTATGTCTGTAATAATTGTGTTAGCAGGTTGTGCAAACTCACCTATTGCAGGACTGTCTCCAGCAGTAGTATTTACAGTAACGCCTGTGGCAAAACCAACATGCTTTACAAATTTGTTTGTTACGATACCTGTTGAAGCAGTACTAGCTACAGTTGTAACAGCACCTGTTGTACCATCTTTTGAAATTATGTTGAATCCACCCTCGGAACGGACTGGACCCGAAAAAGTTGTATTAGCCATATCAATCTCCTTGTCTTGGCAAATGTCAGTCAGTTT